CATGACTAGAAATGATGTGGGAGTAGGAGAATATTCATATGGAATTATAATGATACCTACAGACTGGGTATTACCTTATTTAAAGGAGTTGAGAGATATATATGCCAGAAGATAAAAAGATAGAACAGCTTATAGCAATGGGAGTAAAGTCAATAAATATAAGCAAAGAAAAGTATGATGGTTTAAAAGAAGAAACAAAAAATCTTATAAAACTTAACGATATTATTTTAAATTTCGAGGAGGAAAAATAAATGAGCAATGAAGAATTTATAAAAAAAGCAAAACAATTAGTAAGAGAATATGCAATAGAGCATTTAGACAAAACAGATGAGATACCAAATTTTAATGTGTATATAGTATGGAGTTGTAAGATATTACAAAACAGTAAAGCATTATTAAGTACAGATTTAAAAGATGGAATGTATTATGAATTGACTTACAATGGAGATAAAAAAGAAATATATTTTGATGCTTATAAAAAATTCGAAAATAAATGTATAAAAGCAGAATAGTTAAGTAGATGACTAAAAAGAAAGAGGAGGCTACATAGAAATAGTAGGAGGTAACAATGAACAAGATAATTATAAATGGCAAAGAAATAGAATGCGATGGAAATAACATACAAGTAATTAATAATAAAGTATATGTTGATGGAAAGATAATATCAGAAGAGGCAAAAAAGAAAAGCAATATATATGTATATGGAGATGTTGAAAATATAGAATGTGAAGGATCAGTTGAATGTGACAATGTTAAAGGTAATATAAAAGCAGGAGGCTCAATAAATTGTGATAATGTTGGCGGAGATATTAGTTGTGGAGGTAGTGTAAATTGTGATGAAATAAGAGGTAATGTAAATGCAGGTGGAAGTATTAATAGATAAATTAAACATAAGGAGGTAAAAATGAATATATGGGTAACTTCTGATTTACATTTTGGACATAAAAATATAATAAAGTATGAAAATAGACCATTCAAAGATATAGAAGAAACGGATAAAGCGATTATAGAATTATGGAATAAAACTGTAAAGAAAGATGATAAAGTATATATTTTAGGAGACTTTAGTTGGTATAAAGGTAAAAAAACAAATGAAATATTATATAAGTTAAATGGAAGCAAATCTTTGATAATAGGAAATCATGATAAAAACTTTTTACAAGATAAAAATTTTGATAAATATTTATTTAAAGAAATTTGTTATTACAAAGAGATTAAAGTTAATAAAAAAAAGATAGTAATGTTTCATTATCCAATTATTGATTGGAATGGAAAATTTGAAGGAAGTATTCATTTATACGGTCATGTTCATACAATTATAAGTACAGATACAGAATATATGGATAATATATCAAATGAATATAAATGTATAAATGTAGGAATAGATGTTCACAAAAGACTTTTAAATGTGGAGGAATTATTATGAGTAGAGATGAATTTATTATGAAAAGATTAAAGGAACACTATGAGTATATAAAAGATAGATATGATGTTGCTTATTTAGGATTGCAAGGTAGCCAAAATTATGAATTAGATATCTATGATGATGATTATAAATCTGATATAGATACAAAAGCTATTGTTTTACCTAGCTTTGAAGATATTGTGCTTAATAAAGCACCAGTAAGTAAAACAATAGTGCTAGATAATAATGAGCATATTGATGTAAAAGATATAAGAGTAATGCTTGAAAATTTTAAAAAGCAAAATATAAATTTTATAGAAATATTATTTACTAAATTCAATATAGTAAAACTAGAATATAGTGAGCAGATACAAAAATTGATAAAAGCGAGAGAACAAATTGCTAGATTAAATATAAATCAAGCTTTAAGATGTATATCTGGAATGAGTAAAGAAAAGTTAAAAGCCTTAAAACATCCGTATCCTGCTACAGTAGATAAAATAGAAAAATTCGGATATGATCCAAAACAATTACATCATATTTTAAGAATGAATGATTTTATAAAAAAATATGGAATAGAAAAAAGAAGATATCAAGATTGCTTAATTCCAGACAATAAAGAATATTTAATCGAAATAAAAAAAGGAATTTTAAGTGAAGAAGAAGCAACAAAGTTAGCAGAAGAAACAGACCAAGAAACATATAAAATCAAAGAAAGCTTATTAACAAAACAAGATGAAATTAATCAGAATGCAATAGATGTTTTAAACGATGTAAAATACTTTATTTTAAAACAGAAATTTAGAAATGAATTATTAAAGGATAATTAAATAAGGAGGTACAAAAGATTGGAAATTAAAACCTTAATCAGATTATTAAAAAACTACAAAGAAAATAAAGCTACATTAAACATTAGATTAAAAGAATTAAAGAACAAAAGAATAGAATTAAAGAATCTAGTAGTAGATACTAGTATAAGTGGAATAAATTATAATACGGAAGGAATACATAGTAAAAATACTATATCAGACAAAACAGGAAACAGCATTATTAAGACAGATGATAAAAGAATTAAACTAGAAGAGGATATAAAGAAACTAGAAGAGGATATAAAGAAATTAAGAAAAGATGTAGAGGCTGTAGATGATAGATTAGAGATATTAACGTATAAAGAAAAACAATTATTAATTGCAAGGTATATCGAAGAATGTAGTTATGCTGATATAGGAAATAGAGTATACTATCAGATATATAGCGAAACGAGAAGTGAAGATACAATACAAAGAATGATTAATAGAGCATTAAAAAAAGTATCAAAAATATAAAAAATGAAAATGCGGTTATTTTGCGGTTAAAATGCGGTTGTTTTGCACTTGTTTTTTTAAAAATAACAGTTTATAATTTATAATAGCAACAAAAAGTTGTAAGGCATCCTTTCATTATTATTCAAATATAATTACTACATAAAATTGTGACTATATATGTCACAATTTTTTATATTGCGGGATAGAGCAGATGGCAGCTCGTTGGTCTCATAAGCCAAAGGTCACAAGTTCGAATCTTGTTCCTGCAACCATAAGAGTAGATGTTTTTAATGTCTACTCTTTTTTTATGTACTAGACATTGTGATTTGTTGCAAGATCACCTCCTTTCTTAATATAAATATTTGACTAAACAAGCTATTTCTAGTGTAGCTTGTTTTTTATTTATAAGGAGAATTAAATGAAACTGAAAATTATAATTTTATATTTATTAATAAAGGTAATGAAAATATGAAAGATAAATTAAATTGGAAAGAATGTATGAAACGTAAATGTGAGCAATGCAAATATTATGATAAATGTTTTAAAGAAAGTAGTGGAGAAGATGGAAATAGAAAAAAGGGATACAGAAGAATTAAGAGATCTAGCTAAATTATTTAAACAAATAACAGACATTTTAAATGAAGTAGTAGATATGTCTGATAAATTAGAAAATAACACATTAGAAATTTCAGAAGAAGAGGCAAATGAAAAAATAGAAGAATTATTAGGCAGATTTATTATACAACTATTAAAAATTAATAAAAAAATAGGAGAGTAAAATGAAAAAAATAAAATTTTTAGTAAATGTTCCAGATAAATATACAAGAGAAGAATACAAAGAAGGACAAGTAAAACAATTTAATAATAAAAGAGCAGAAGAGATATTAAAAGCTAGAAGAAATAATGGAGAGCCATATGCAGTTGAAGTAATAGAAAAGAAAGAAACAGCAACAAAGAAAGTAGAAAAAGAAAATGCAATGAAGGAATAGTTATGGCAGAAAGAGATAATCCATTAATTGCAAAGAAATACAAAAGTAAAAGATGGCAGAAGTTAAGAAGGCAGAAATTAATATTAAATCCTATGTGTGAAAGATGTGAGAAGAAAGAAATATATGTTCCTGCCTATTTTGTACATCATAAAGAATATATAACTGAACAAAATTACGAAGATGATAATATATTCTTCAATATAAACAATCTAGAAAGCTTATGCAAACAATGTCACAACACTGAACATTTTGCAGACAAAGTAGAGTACAAGTTTGATGAAAACGGAGATTTAATAAAGAATGAATATTGAACAAAGAGCAATAGATGACGAAGTATATACTATAACTATATTGAAAAGCCTAACAGATAAAGACAGAATAGATTTAGAAGAAGGTATTAAATCATTACAAAAACACAAGGATTGTAGTAGAATACATTCTTCTAAGTTTATTATTGTTAATACTCACAAGACCAAAGAAGAGATAGAAGAAATAAATAATCAAGATAAGATTCAAGATTTGTTTAGAGTGTACAAAGAGAATAATAGTCAGAAGTATTATATAAATGATAAGACACTAATAGATGAGTTAAGCAACTTAAAGCTTACAGATAAAAATAAAAAAGAAATAAATAAAAAAATTAATTTAATAAATGATTCTATCAAAGAATTAGAAGAATATAGGAAGAAAGTGGAAACAATTATAGCAAAATAGCCCCCCATAACCTTACAAAATTAATGCCTATGGGAGAACGGTGGGTGGGCATTCGAAAAATACACAAGTTCTTTCACGTGAGGGGTGTGGTAGATGAATGAAGACGATGCAGTAAAAAAAGCACTCGAAGATGCTCAAAAGGAAGAAATATCAGAAGAGCAAAAAGAACAAATAAAGAAGGAAATAAACAAAGAAAAGAATAGATTAAAGAAATTATACAAAGATTTGCCAGAAAAACAAAAGAAGCTGGCAGAAAAAATTATAGAGAATGCAGCCTTTATAGCTGTTCAGTTAAAATTGATGCAAGAGGATATAAAAGAAAATGGTATTAAAGAGTTCTATATGAACGGAAAAGGACAATTTGGATATAAAGAAAGCGTAGCGTCTAAGACATATAATGTAAGCATAAAAAACTATATGAACATTATAAAACAACTAAATGATATGTTACCAGAAGAAAAACAAATTAGTGAGGATGATGAATTTGATAGATTCAATGGTTTAGCATGATTACATATATAGAAGAATATTATCAATTTTTATTAAAAAATCCAGTTAAAGCTTCTAACAAAGTTTTAGCAGTATATAAGAAACTTGTACAAGATTTACACAATCCTAAACAAGTTTCTTTTTTTAATGAAATAACAGAGGAAGAAGAAACTCATACTTATATATTTGATATTAATAAAGCTAATAGGCCAATTAATTTTATTGAAAAATTCTGTAAACATTCTAAAGGTAAATGGGCTGGAAAGCCTGTTATATTAGAATTGTGGCAAAAAGCATTTATTCAAGCGTTATTTGGATTTGTAGATAAAGAAACAGGTCTAAGAAAGTACAAAAAAGGAATTTTATTTGTAGGAAGAAAAAATGGAAAATCTACTATAGACGCAGGATTAGGAACTTATATGCTTACTTCTGCTGGAGAAGGTGGAGCAGAAATATATTCTGTAGCTACCAAGAAAGACCAAGCAAAAGTTGTTTGGGAAGAAGCTAAAAGAATGATAAAGAAAAGCCCAGTACTAGCCAAAAGAGTAAGAACACTAGTAAATGGGCTTTTTTATGATAAAACAGAAAGTTTCTTCAAAGCATTAGCAAGTGATTCTAATTCTTTAGATGGTTTAAATGCATTTTTTGTAATTGGCGATGAAATTCACGCTTGGAAAGATAAAAATCTACTAGATGTTATGTATGACTCAATGTCTGCAAGAGAAGAACCATTATTTTTGGAAACTTCTACAATGGGACAAATCAGAGAAAGTGTTTTTGATAATGAATATGAGTATTGTACAGAAGTTATAAATGGGTATGAAGGAAAAAGCGACATCGTAGATGAAACAATATTGCCAGTTATATATGAATTGAATAATCCAAACGATTGGCAAAACGAGCTAGCTTGGTATCAAGCAAATCCTGGGCTTGGCACAATTAAGAATATTAAAGATTTACGAGATAAAGTAAATAGAGCTAAGAATAATCCTAGTGAATTAACAAACTTGTTATGTAAAGATTTTAATATTAGACAAAATGACCAAGATAAATGGATAACATTCGATATTGCAAATAATGAAGAAACTTACAAAATAGAAGAATTATTCGATACTTATGCAATTGGAGGAGTTGACCTTTCTAGTACTACAGATTTAACTTGTGCAACATTATTAATTATAAAACATAATAAGAAATATGTAATACAACAGTACTTTATTCCAAGTGAACGCTTAGAATTTAAAGTAAAAGACGACAAGATTCCATATGATAAATGGGAAAAAAGAGGGCTAGTAACAATATGTGAAGGCGCAAAAGTAAACTATACAAATGTAACACAATGGTTTTTAAAAATGAATGAGGACTATCAAATTTCAGCAATGTGGATAGGATATGATCCTTGGAATACACAATATTGGGTTGAAGAAATGAAAAATTATGGATTCGAAATGGTAGAAGTAAGGCAAGGAGCAAAAACGATGAGTAACCCTATGAAACAGCTTGAAGCTGATTTAATAGAAAAGAAAGTAAATTATAATAATAATCCAATATTAAAATGGTGTTTATGTAATACAGCTGTTAAAAGAGATGAGAATGACAATATTCGACCAGTAAAAGGACAAAAACAAAGACAAAGAATAGATGGAACAGTAAGTTTAATTATAGCTTATTGTGTTTTATATGAAAAAATGAATGACTATCTAGTGCTACAGGAGGAATAAGATGAGGAAACAAAGAAGAAGCTTATTTGAGCTTATCTTTAATATAAAAAAACAAGAACAAAATACTATACAACCACAATTTAAAATGCTTAATAGCTATGAAGCACAATTTACAACATTAAGCGGAGATACATATGACAGCAAATGCGCTAGACAATGCATAGATAGAATTGCTACACATGCTGCAAAACTAATACCAAGGCATATAAAAGGAAGTATAAGTAACAACATCAAAGGAGATATTAATTATCTATTAAGTGTGCAACCTAACCCTTTAATGGATACTTATAACTTTATTTACAAAACAATTTCAATATTAGAAAATGATAACAATGCTTTTGTTTTTATAGCGAGAGATGAAACAGATTTTATAACAGGATTTTATCCAGTTCTAGCACAAAATTATTTTTTATTTGAAGATGCTGCAGGTAATCTATTTTTAAAATTTAAATTCATTAATGGACAAGAATATTTTTTATTATACACAGACTTAATACATTTAAGAAAATTTTATAATAAGCACGATGTTTTTGGAACAAACAATAAAGTTTTACAAATGGATTTAGAAACAGCGCATACTGCAAATGAAGGAATAAGCAATGCAATAAAGACTACTGCAAATTTAAAAGGAATATTAAAATATAATGCTGTACTAAAACAAAAAGATATAGAAGAAAGTAAGAATGCTTTTGTTAGAGATTTTTTAAATTTAGAAAATGAAAGCGGAATTGCTGCAATGGATTCCAAAGCAGAATTTAAAGAAATAAATATGAAACCAATTACTCTAGACAGTGAGCAATTAAAACAAGTTAATTATAATATTTTTGATTATTATGGAATTTCTGAAAGCATAATAAGAAATGACTATACTTTCGAACAATGGAACGCTTTCTACGAAGGAGTTATAGAACCGCTAGCAATGCAATTGAGCAATGTATTTACTATAAAAATTTTTAATAAAGAAAGTATAAAAAGAGGAAATAAAATAGTATTTACTGCAAATAGATTACAATATGCAAGTTTGACAGATAAAACAAATTTACTAAAAGTTGTAATTCCAGCAGGTGTAATAAAAACAGATGAAATAAGAGAAGTGTTAGACTTTGCACCTTTAGGAGGAGAAGAAGGAGAAAGAATAGTACAATCTCTAAACAATATAGATAAAGAAATAGCTAACGAATATCAAGGAGGAAAAAACAATGGAAAATAAATATTATGGTTTAGCTAATTTAAGAGCTTTAGAAGATGAAAATAAACAAATGATATTAGAAGGTTATGCAATTAAGTTCAATCAACCTACACAGCCAAAATTTAAAGAGTTATATGGATATACAGAGATAATAAGCTCTAGAGCATTAGACGATACAGATTTATCTGATGTACCTCTTAAATATAATCATTCTGATGGAAAAGTTATATTAGCAAGGACAAGAGGAGGAACATTAAATCTTATAAAAGATGAAATAGGACTAAAAATAAGAGCAATTTTAAATAGCAAAATACCTGACCACGTTTCTGTTTATGAAGCAGTAAAAAGCGGCTTAATAGATAAAATGAGTTTTGGATTTTTCGAAGATGAAGAAATGAACTCTTACGATGCAGAAAGTAGAACGATAACAGTTAACAAAATAACAGCATTAACAGACGTATCTGTTGTAGATATTCCTGCATATGATTCTACAGAAGTATATGTAAGAAACTTAAAATCTTTAGAAAATATGGATAAATCTAAAGAATTAGAAATAAGAAAAAGAAAATTAAAAGTTTTACTAAGTTTATAATACCGAAAGAGGCTAGCTGGAGAGCTAGTTTTTTCTGACTGGAGAGGAAGATAGGAGTTTTTATAAAACAGCTGGAGAGCTGTCATTTTTATTTTTAGGAGGAAGTTATGAGTAAAGAAGAAATACTAAAAAGAAAAGAAGAACTAAGACAATTATTAAATGAAGCCAAGACAGAAGAAGAAATAAACGAAATTGAAAAAGAGGCTAAAAAACTAGAAGAAATTGAAGAAGAATCAAAAGAAGATATTACAAAAGAAGAAGAAAGACAATTATTAACCAAAAGTACATTAAATCAATTAAAAAACGACACTATAAATTTAGAAAAAAGAAGCTTAAAAGTTAGAAAGGATGGAGAACCAATGGAAAATGAACAAAAAAGAACACTAGCACAAGTTTTAGAAAGTCCAGAATATAGAACAGCATGGGCTAAAAAATTAATGGGAAGACCAGAAAAAGATTTTACAGAGGAAGAAAAAAGAGCATTAGGAGATGCAATCACAACAACTGATACAGAATTTGTTGCTTCTGCTGCCGAAACACAAGGAATTAATAATGGTGGGCTATTCATCCCAAAATCTGTAAGAAGTGACATTATGGAAATCATAACAGATTCAAGTCCAATTTATAGAGATGTAAGAAAATTAAATGTTGCAGGAAATATCGAATTACCTTATTTAGACGAAGCTGATGATGCTGAATGGTATACAGAACTTAAAGAAACAAAAAATGAAGGACAAAAATATGCTAACTTACAATTAACTGGTTGGGAATTAGCAAAAGATGTTGAAATTACATGGAAATTAAAACAAATGGCAGTAGACAGCTTTATTCCATTTATTGTTGAAGAATTAGCAGCCAAAATGGGAATAGCTTTAGTCAATGCTATTATCTATGGAGATGGAACAAATAAACCAAGAGGAATTACAAAAGACCTAACACCTATAAAAGAAGGAGAAACACCAATTGATAGAATAGTTGCGACATATAAATCTTTGTCAAAAGAGGCTAGAAGAGGAGCAAAAACATATATTTCTACAAATGTTAATATAGATATTTGTGGATACAAAGACAACAATGGAAATTATCCATTTCTACAAGGCCTTGCAACAAATAAATTAACTCCTGTTGAAGTAGACCCATATTTAAAAGATGACGACATAATATCTGGAAATATGAGAAATTATATACTAAATGAAGTTACACCTGTAAGAGTTGATAAAGAATCTAAAATAAAACCAAGAAGAATAGTTTATGGAGGCTATGCAATATATGATGGTGCAGCAAGACCAGATTGTTTTGCATATAGCCAAAAAGCAGAATAGGAGGAAACTAAATGGATACTAAAGTAAAGTTCTTAAAACAATTAGCACTAAAAGTAACATCTGCAACTTCAGAAGATGAAGTTGTTGGAGAAACAGTGTGTGAAGTACTAGATTACATAGTAAAGAACTATAAAGAAAGTGCTGCTAGTCAAGGCCCTCAAGGAGATCCAGGCGAAAAAGGAGATCCAGGAACACCTGGTAAAGATGGAAAAAGTGTAACTGCCATTGAATTAACAACAGATGAATCAGGAAAAGTAACAGGAGGAACAGTAACATTTTCTGACGAAAGCACATCTGAGATAACTGTTACACAAACAGGAGTTTAGGAGAAATTAAATGGACAAATTACTAAAACTAGCAAAACAATCTTTAAGTATAATTGAAACTGCAACCGCTAAAGATGAAGAAATAAAAATGTGGATAAATGCAGGAATAGCAGATTTAAAAAGACAAGGAATTAATACAAAAGAAAATGAAAATGATAGTTTAATAGATTCTGCTATTGTTATGTTTGTAAAATCTAATTTTGGTAATGTAGATATAAAGGAAAAAGAATTAGCACAGAGAACATACAATTTGATCTGTGCTAATTTAGGTTTATCTACAGACTATAAGGTGGCTGATAAAGATGCATGATGTTGAATGTATACTATTATCTAAAGAAATTGTGCAAGACGAAATAGGCGTAGAAAAAGAAATAACAAAAGAAACACCTATACCAATTATAAAGCACGAAGATATATATGCTAAAGAATATTATGTAGCTAGTCAATCTGGGTACAAACCAACATTAAGACTAAAAGTAAGTGCTTTAAATTATGAAGGACAGTCAGAACTTAAATATATGGGAATTACTTACACTATTATAAGAGCAACAGAACCTTATGCAGATGAAGTAACTTTAATTTGTGAGAGGAAGATTAAAAATGTCTAAAAGCATATCTGGAGAGATGTTAAGCAAAGAAATAATGAAAGCATTAGAAGGATATGCAGATGATATATCAGATATTGTAGAAAAAGATGCAAATGAAATTGGTAAAGAAGCAGTAAAAACAATTAAACAAGAATCTCCAAAAGGAGCAACAGGTGAATATGCAAAAAGTTGGAGATTACGTAAAGATAAAAAAGGTAAAAATAGTTATATTGTTAAGCTTTATAACAAAGATCACTATCAACTTACTCATTTATTAGAGTTTGGACATGCTACAGCTGATGGAGGACATACAGAAGCACAGCCACACATAAGACCAGTAGAACAAGAATATAGCAAGAAGTTTGAGGACAAATTAAAACAAGACATAGGAGGCTTAAAATGACATTAGAAGAATTAAAGCAAAGATGTATAGAACAAAGCTTTAAATACGCATATGGAAGATTTAAGAATCTAACACAGCCTCCACATTTAGTAGCAATAACGACAGATACAGACAATTTTATGGCAGATAATAAAGTTTATAAAAAGAGACTGCCAATAAAGTTAGATTATACATATATAGACAAGAATATTGAAGAACAAAACAAAATAGAAGACATTATTTTAGCGGATATTCCGTGGAATAAAACAGAAGAAACTTACTTGAAAGATGAAGGCATCTGGCAAGTAAGTTATTTTTTTGAAATTTAAAATTAGGAGGAATAAAAATGCCAGAAGCAAAAAATAAAGTTAAATTTGGTTTAAGTAATGTACATATAGCAAAAATAACAGAACAAGATGGGCAAATTACATATGGTACACCTATCGCATTACCAGGTGCAGTATCTTTAACTGCAGATCCAGAAGGAGATACAACACCATTTTATGCAGATAATATTAAATATTATATTGCAGTAGCTAATAATGGCTATACAGGAGAATTAGAGATTGCAATGACACCGGAAGAATTTTTAACAGAAATATTAGGACAAGAAAAAGATACAAATGGAGCTTTAATAGAAAGTTCAGACGATATAAATGCAAGATTTGCACTTATGGGAGAAATAGAAGGAGACGTTAAAAAGAGAAGATTTGTATATTTTGATGTTACTGCAGCAAGACCAAGTTCTGAAATGAACACTGTAGAAGAATCTAAAGAACCACAAACAGATACATTGAAATTAACTATGGCAGCAAGAAGCACGGATAATGCGATAAAAGCGGTAATAGAACCAAATGAAACAAATCAAGATGTATATGATACTTTCTTTAAAAAAGTATACGAAAAAAATGCTGTAGCAGGCGTATAGGAGGAAATAAATGCGAAAAATAACAATAGGTGAAAAAGAATATCCTATAGATTGTAATGCATTAACATTTATTAACTACAGAAAAAAATTTAATAGAGGAATATTTGAAGATATTGAAATAATTGAAAATTTTCTAACAGTTCAAACTGTTATGGCCAATCAGTTAAAGAAAGAAAATCCAAATATCACAGAAGCCGAGATAACCGTGAAGTTATCTCGACTAATGTTAAAAACAATTGATAATTATATCGAAGCCGTAACTAGAATAGCATATATATGTTGTTATACAGCTAATGAAAAAATTGGCGAATATGAAGATTGGCTTAGAGATATAAAAAGAATAAAGACAACAGATGATTGGATTGTTGAGGTAACGGAATTTGCCATCGATTGCTTTTGTTGATGAAGAAACCTTTAAAGAGCTTAGTAAATTAACAAAAAATGAAGAAGCATCAGAATCAAAGTTCCCAGAATATGATTTTTTTGCAACAGCATTAAAAATTGGGTTGACAACAATGGACTTGAAAGAACTTACATACATAGATGTGCTAAAAATTTTAATTTCATTTCTAGAAGATAAGAAAGGAAAAAGTAACGTCAAAAAGGCAACACAATCAGATATAGATAGATTATTAGGCTAGATTTTCTAGTCTTTTTTTATGGGAGAACGAAATGGCAGGAACTATTAAAGGAATTATTGTTGAGATTGGTGGAGATACATCAAAATTACAGAACGCATTAAAAAAAGTAGACACAGCTACATCTAGTTTAAGTAAAGAACTAAGAGGAATAAATTCATTATTAAAGTTAGATCCTAGCAATACAGAACTTTTAGCACAAAAACAAGAAGTATTATCTGAAACAATAGAGACTACCTCAAAAAAATTAGAACAATTAAAAAAAGTACAAGATGAGGTATTAGCTAATCCCAATAATGTGTCTGAAGAAAATTATAGAAATCTTCAAAGAGAAATTATAAATACGGAAAATAAATTAAAGCAATTACAGTCGCAAGCTAGTAAATGGAATGAAGCAGGACAAAAACTAGAGGAATTTGGGAATAAAATTACAAAAATATCTAACAAAATAGATAATGTAGGAAGTAAATTAACAACTTCCTTAACATTACCCGTACTAGCAATAGGAACTGCAGCCATAAGCACAGGAAATGACTTTGAAAAACAAATGTCAAGGGTACAAGCTATAGCAGGAGCAACAAAAGAAGAATTAGAAGAACTTACTAACCAAGCAATTGATTTAGGAGCGTCTACTAGTTTTAGTGCATCAGAAGTAGCATCAGGTATGGAAAATTTAGCTAGTGCAGGTTTTACAACAAATGAAATTATGTCATCAATGCCAGGTTTATTAGATTTGGCAGCATCCAGTGGTGCCGACTTAGCAACAGCTTCTGAAATTGCAGCTAGTGCAATTAGAGGATTCGGACTTGAGGCTAGTGAGTCAGCACATGTAGCAGATGTATTTGCAGAAGCAGCTGCGAGAACAAATGCTCAAACAGAAGATATGGGAGAAGCGATGAAATATGTAGCTCCAGTTGCAAAAACTGTAGGATTATCTATAGAAGAAACAGCTGCTGCTATAGGTATTATGTCAGATGCTGGGGTAAAGGGAGGTCAAGCAGGAACTACATTAAGAGGTGGTCTAACTAGAATAGTAAAACCAACAAAAATGGTTAGAGATGCTATGGCAGAACTAGGAGTAGAGTTTTATGATTCAAACGGTAAAATGAAATCTTTAACTGAAATAATTAAAACATTACAAGAACATACAAAAGGATTAACAGATGAAACAAAAAACCAAGCTCTTGCACAGATATTTGGTACGGAAGCGCTATCTGGAATGTTAGCTCTAGTAAATAGAGGAGCAGATGAATTAGATAATATGACAAAATCTTTTGAAGATGCTGATGGAGCAGCTTCAAAAATGGCAGATACAATGCTAGATAATACTTCTGGTGCAATAGAAGAATTAAAAGGAAGCTTTGAAAGTGCAGGTATTGCAATACAAAAAGAATTAGCACCATATATTAGAGATTTAGCAGATTACATTAGAGATTTAGTTGATAAGTTTAATGATTTATCGGATGAAGAAAAAGAGAACATTATTAAGACAGTAGCACTAGTTGCAGCAATTGGTCCAGCCTTAACTATCATTGGAAAATTAGGAACAGGAATAGGAACTTTAAGTAAAGGAATAGGAAGCTTAAGTAAATTGATAGGAACACTAATTCCTAAAATTACACAAACATCAGGAACAATTTCTACATTATCAGGGATGCTAAGTGGCTTAGGAATAGCAGGAGCTGGAGCAGTAGCTTTTTTTGGAGCAGCAGCAGTTGGAATAGGAGCATATCAGCTTAAACAACATGAAACAATTATCGAAGCAAATAAACTTACTCAAGAAACTATAAAGCAAAAAGATGCGTTTAATTCATTAATAGAAAGTCAAAATCAAAAGCTTGCTATTGATATGCAGCAAATAAGTAAAACTGAAGAGTTATGGCAAGAGTTACAAAAAATAACAGATGAAAATGGTAAAGTTAAGTCAGGATATGAAGAAAGAGCCAAAGTAATTACATCAGCATTATCACAAGCTTTAGGAACAGAAATAAACTTAAATGGAGATGTAGTACAAGGTTATAAGGATATACAAAGTGAAATTGATAATTTAATAAGAAAAAAGAAAGCAGAAGCAATAATGTCAGCACAAGAAGAGGCATATACAGAAGCTTTTTCAGCGAGACAAGATGCTTATAAACAAATATTAGATTTACAAGATCAAATTTCGGAAAAACAAAACAAAATTGCTTTTGCAGATGGTAGAGAGAGAGCAAAATTAACTACAGAAATAGGAGCTTTAACAAAATCTTTACAAGAGCAACAAGATTTAGTTAAGGAATATGATGTTACAATAGCCGATTATGAATATGATCAAAAATTAGCAATGGAAAATACTGCTGATTCTGTAGCTGAATTAATTAATAGGAATGCAATTTCGTATCAATCCGATGTAAATAATCTTCAACAATCAGGACTGGATAAATTAACATATTATACAGAGCAACTTCAAAATTATAAAAATTATAAACAACAAGAAATTGATGCAGGAAACTCAGCAAATGGACAAATGTATCAAGATCAAATCAATGCGAATGAACAACAATTACAGTTAACTGCACAAAGTTTTGCAAGTCAAATAACAAAAGTTCAGGATTTAACACCAGAAATAGTTAAAGCATATGGAGATATAGCTGATTATTCAACAGATGAATTTAATAAAGCAATTAGCAACCTACCTGAAGATGTAGCTAATGAATTAAATTCAATTATATGGACAGTTGATGCTTCGACATTACCTGATTCAACCCAGTCGTTAGGAGATAGAGCTGCTCAAAAATTCAAAGAAAAGTATAGTAGTTCAGATGGAAAGTCGGCATCCGAAGATTATTTAGCTGGAGCAGAACAAGGAATTAACAATAAAAAGTCATCATTTTGGAATATTTTATTTAATATTGGACAAAGAGGAAATAGCAATTTTAGAAAAGGTTTAGGAGATGGCTCTCCATCTGTTTTAGCAAAAAAAGCTTTAATAGATTATTTTGCAGGAGCTGAAATAGGAGCAGATAAATCAGGAAAAGATGTTGTAAAAAGTTTGAATGATTATGGTTCGCTTGCAAATGATGAATTTACAAACGCTTTATCCTATGAGAATATAAATAAAAAACTAAAACAAGGAATTAAAATTCCGAAAAATATAAATGGACTGCAATCAGCATTAACAGCGCAAGTTAAAAAAACAAGTAATGTAAATTATAATATAAATAATATATTTAATGTACAAGAATTAGACAAAGAAAGATTAGAACAATGTTTTAATTATATTGACAGAAAATATAGTGCGAAATTCTAAATATTATGATAAAATCTATTTAATTAGAAGAAAGGGGATTTTATTATGGTATGTCCAAATTGTAAAAAAGTAATTTCAGATGATTCTGAAAGATGTCCAGAATGTTTAGTGAATATTGATGAATTTGAAAAAGAAAGTAGAGTACATAATAGAAGAAAATCAGAGTTTATTTCTATAGCAAAAACTACTATGATAATATTATCATTAATTGTAGCAGTGATAATGTTTATATTAAAAAGTTATGTTGCAGGAATTGTTATAATATTTGCTATAATTCCAGAAGTATTTTTATTATCTATAGTAGAAACAATAATAGACTTATTACAAGAAATAAGTGAAAAATTAGACAAATAAAGTAAAAAAACGGCTTACGAGAATTGATTTTAAGCCGTTTTATTTTTTTGTTAGACTAATTATATGCTTTAAAAATACGATAGAAGAGCAGTTTTGAACTGTTCTTTTTTTATTCTTAACTGGAGGAAAAAATGGTAAGACAATTTAGACTTATAAATGAAAAAGGACAAGAATTTAACTTAATGGATTTATATAATTCCTGTTTTTTATCCGAACCCGATGGATTAGGATATTCTTATAATACTACATATGAACAAGTAGGAAATTCTTTTTTTGAAACTCTTAGAAATGTTCAGCAAGGACAAATAATTGGAACAGCTAATTTTAGCTGCTATGATAATTATAAGAGCTTTGTAGATTATATAGAAAGTTCTGAAAAATTAAGGTTTGGATACAAAATACCGTATAAAAATCTTCCAATTAAAGAATATTTAAAAGATATAAACATTCAAAGCATTGGCAAAGGACAAATGGACACAGATGGAATATTAAAATGTCCAGTTACATTTGACTGTTTGAGTCTATGGTATGAGGAAAATAAAACTATATATTCTACTTCTGCACAAGCTAACGAAATTAGATGGGACTTTGAATGGGATAGCAAGTTTGTTGATTATAACAATAGAACATTAGAATACATTAACCAAGGTCATGTGCCAGCTCCAGTTTTAATTAAAATTAAGGGTCCAGTTGAAAATCCTACACTGACTCTAAAAGTTGAAGGACAAGTATATCAAGAAGTAGTAGTAAATGTAGATTTAAAAGAATATGAAACGTTCGAATATTGTACGCAAGAAAATAATTTCTATATTAGAAAAGAAAATACAGATGGAACTTATACAGACTTATTCGAATTAGACAATATAGATCCATCTAAAAACAATATTATAAAATTTCCTAAAAATAAGTCTTGTGAGTTAGTTATGTCTGCAGATAACGAAATACTAAATGCTGAAGTTAGTGTTTATGCATATTATAAGGTGGTTTAAATATGGCAAGAAGTGTAACAGTTAAATTTAATAATCAATCGTATAATGCAATATATAATGAAACAACTGACGAATATGAAGTAGAGCTAACTGCACCCGAAACTGGTGGAATATATAATGCACAAATTTCTTGTGTAGATGGAGAAACAACAAATACAACAGATATAGATATTAGGATTTTAAAGCAAGAACAAGTTAAAATAATAACAGACGATACATATATGTATATCTTTGATTATAAAGATTTTAGTGTTAAAGATATTGTTGAATTATCTAATTACGAAATTAATATAGACGAAGAAACAAATGCAAATACTACAGTAAATGTATTAAAGAAAACAACAGCAAAAACAGATGACATTGTAATGATAAAAGAAAATGCAGAAATTAAATATTGGGGAATTATCAAAGAAATTCAAAACGAAAATGGATCTAAATTATACCAATACATAATTAAATATATTACTAATATGTTTAATCAAAATGTTGTCTTAAATCAGAATATAGTAACTACAAATGATATTGAAGAAGGCTACTATAGAATACATAGTAAAGTAAATTATAATTTTGTATTTGATGTTTTAAATGCATCATTAGAAGCTGGAGCTAATCTACAAATATATGAGAGCAATAATACAATGGCTCAAAAATTCAAAATATCTAAAAGAGCTGATGGAACATATAAAATAGTTAATATAAATTCTGGTATGGCGGTAGATGTACAAGGCGCAGTATTTGAAAATGGTACCAATTTACAAGTATGGACAGATACAGACAATCAAGCTCAAAAATGGACTTTTACGAAAAGAAATGATAACTCATATTCAATATATTCTGCAGGAACCAATTTAGTGATTGACTTGCAAAACGGGAATATAAATAATGGTGGAAACTTGGGAATATGGGAGTATGTAGAAGGTAGTCAACAAGAATTATGGTTGCTAGAAAAACTAGACGAAGAAATAATACGACATGAAGGAATAGAAGATTATATAGCAGAACAAATTAATAAGAATTTTGTTAATAATGAAGATATATTAATGAATCGAGATTATCTAGAAATAAGAGTAAAAACACATACTAAATTAGATGTATCTGTTTCTACAATAGTAGATGTCCAAAATGATATATATAACTTACATACATTTATGACAAATTGTACTCAAAATTATAATATTACATATAACGTATTTTTAGAAAACAAAAAACTAATAATTGAAATAGAAAACAAAGAAATAAAAAAAGAATTAATCGACGTAAATGCTCAACCAATTTCAAACTATACAGAAGTTTTTGAAACGGATGTAGTATCTAAAGTTGTTGTTATTACTAAAGATGGAAGTAAATATAATCTATATTTAAAAACGGACAGAACGACAACTGAAAATATGTTAGACGAAGACCGAGCTGAAGGCAAAACAGAAGTGGTATATGCAGAAAATATTGAAGATGCAAAGCAAAAAGCTTTAGATACCTTTAAAGGAAATGCATATAATCACAATGTTACATTCGATTATTATAATAAAGAAATTAAACTCGGAACACCGATTACAATTAAAACAAAAGAATCTTTAATTTACGATACATATATTTCTGCAGTTTCTAAACAAAAAGGCAGTAAGTTGTATAAGTATACTTGTGGAAATATAAGAATAGGTTTTATAGATAAACTAAAAAAAGAAAGGAAAAATAGGTAATGTTAAAAGGACATGTTTTTTCGGAGCAGATTTTTGGAAATCAAATATTTGCTCTTTTTATTAATACTTTTTTACATGGCAGAAATGGAGTTAGTAATAATTACAAAGAAGGAATGGCTATAACATATAGTGGAAGTAACGTGCATATTGCTTCTGGGGCTATCTGTATACAGGGAAGATTTCTAGAGGAAGACTCAGGCAAAGATATTGTAGCAGATACAGATAGTCAATATTGCTCTTTAGTTTTAGAAATAAATTTGGATGCTGTTAATACATCGTCTTCATTTTTACAAGCAGATTATAAAATAATAAAAAATGCTAGCAATTATCCTCCATTAACCCAAAACAATATTGTTAAAAATAATGCTGGAATATATCAATACGAATTAGCTAGATTTAGAACTTCTGCAAGTGGTATTACAGACTTTCAAGACAAAAGGACATTTCTAGATTTTGATACAATATGGGATTTTATAGAGCAAGAATGGAATGTTAAACTATCAGAGTTAGAAGAAGAATTAGCAGCAGTAGAAGATGGTAGCGCTTATTTCTTAAATTCTAGATTAAAAATATTTCATAACCAAGCCGATGATTCTCAAGGTAAAGAAGGAGATATCGGCTTGGTTTATTTTGATTAGGAGGCTTAAATGGCTAGAATAACTGGATATGTAACACAACATAATGAAGCTTACGAATATTATATTGAATGGGAAGAGTTTAATATAAATCAACAGGCTAATACTTCTTCTGTAAGAGCTACTTCATATATTAAATGTAATTCTCATAATTCTTGGGCAAATAACAAGACTCAAAAGCTTTGGATTGCAGGAAGAGAATTTAGTAATACATTAAATATAAGTTTAAGTCCAGGGGCAGTTGTACAGCTTGTAAGTGCTACCGTAGATAATATTGCTCATAATTGGGATGGTAGTTTAAGTATAGAAATTGCAGCTTCTGGAGATTTACCAAGTGGTTCTGGATATGGTCCGCTTTGGGGTGAAGCGAAACAAACAGTATGGTTAACACAAATAGCAAGACAAGCTAACTTCTTATCTATAGATATTCAAAATGCGAATCTGGAACATTTTGATGTTTATTATAATCTTGATAAAAATGTTAGTGCAATGCAATATAGTCTAAATGGTGGAGGTTGGCAAAATATTAGCCCTTGGTGGGGAGACTGGAGTAAAGAAGCAACCTTTGCAGTAGCAGGATTAACTCCGAATACAAATTATACAATACAATTAAAAGCTACAGTAAATGGAATAGATACGTATTCTAATATATTTAATGCAAGAACATTAGATATTGCAAGATTTACAAGCTTAAGCGATTTCTTTTTTGGAGATGTTGTTAATATAACAAAAACAAATGAATCAAATTGGTGGAATTATTTGACGATAAAGGTTGGAGAAAATGTGATAGTAGAACGCAGAGCTTTAGAATCAAATAATTTGGTATTCACGTTTACTCAAGATGATTTAGACAAATTATATAAAGCTTTAACAACTTTTAATAAAACAACTGTAGAATTTATTTTAATAACAAACAATGAGAATCAAGATTGGACAAGTTCTAAAAAAGTGCAATGTACTTTTAATGGTAATCAAATGACAGCACATTATTATATAGCAGATCAAACAAGAAAAAGAGCAAAAGTAATATATTACATAGCAGATGCAACACCAAAAAAAACAGTTTTTGTAATTAAAAAAGATGGAAAATGGAGGAAGTGTATTTAATGGAAGAAAGAGATATTTTTTTCGAATCAACAAATATAGAGCCTTCAAAAGTTTATACGAACTCTAAATTTAAGTTAAAAATAAAAATTATTGGAACTTCTAGAATATTAACAGAAGATAACAATGTTTTAAATACAGAAAACAATGAAAAATTAGTTTTAGAATAAGGAGAAGAATATGGCAGATAAAAAAATTACCGAATTAACTGAAGCTACTCAACTACAAGACAATGATATTTTTCCAATCGTTCAAAATTCCGAAACTAAAAGAATTACAGTAGCAAATGCAAGAGCAAAATTCAAAGGCGATAAAGGTGAAAATGGACAAGATGGACAACAAGGTCCAGCTGGTCCAGCAGGAACAAGTATAAATTGTGTAAAAGTAACAGATGAACAAACCGCAATATCTCAAAGTGCAGCAAATCCTAATAATATTTATTATTGGTAGGTGTTAAAAATGGGGACAGCAATAAATGGAACAAAAGTAAGTAATTTTTATATAAACAGAAGTAAAGTTAATGGATTTGCAAAAAATGGAGAAATTGTATTTAAAAGAGAAGGAGATACAGTAGCGCCTGCCTATAATTCGCTTGGAATTGTCAGAAATAATAATGCTGGAGAAACTAGAGATACACATTATGCAAAAATTGGAGATAGTGTTCGAGTTCTTATATATTTTTCAGAACAACTGGCAGTGGAGCCTAAAGTAAAAATTGCAAACAAAGAATATACTGCTACATATAGACCTTTAAGTTCTAGTAATGGCTTATTCGCATATTATGCAGATTGTGATTTAACAGAAGATTTGCATTTAGCTGTAGGCGAAATTCAAATTGAAGTTTATGGATATGCTGACTCATCAGGAAATGTTGGTGTTAAACTAACAAATGCAGATATAAATAATTCAGCTCACGAATATGTAATATTTGACGATATACCTCCAGAAATAACAATAAAAGACGGAGAGAACGAAACTGTCGGAGATGCTACAAACGGCTACAGTAAGATAAGTTTTAAGATTTATGACAATGTTGCTTTGGCTGGATATACAGTAAATGGAGTAAATGGCGGAACTGTTTCACAAAGTCAATGGGGAGATATTAATAATATTACAAAAGAATTTAAAGGCTGTAAAGAAGGTAACAATATTTTAATTTTAAAAGATATGAGTGGAAATGAAGCAAGTATTGAATTTAAATTAATTTAAAGGAGATTTCAATCATGGATGCATTTTCCGC